GGCAAGATCAAGTAAATGCTCCTGCGGGATGTTTATTTATAAGAAGTATACAAGTTTATGATTCTACTTCTGTTGTAACAGGTGCAAATTCTTATTTAGAAAAAAAAGACTACACATACCTACAAGAATATGTTCCCTCTACTGAGACCGCAAAAAGAGCTAAACCTAAATATTACGCCATGTATGGCGGAGCAACAGGGGAATCTGACACTACTTCAGGACGTATAACTTTAGCTCCAACTCCAGATCAAAATTATAAATTTAGGGTGCATTTTAATTTTATGCCTATTCTGTTAGAAAATAACGACACTAACTATATTAGTCTTAACTTTCCAAATGGTCTTTTATATTGCTGTTTATCAGAGGCATATGGGTTTTTAAAAGGTCCAATAGATATGTTGACACTATATGAAAATAAGTATAAAACTGAGGTACAAAAGTTTGCTAATGAGCAAGTTGGTAGAAGACGAAGAGATGACTACACAGATGGCACTGTTCGTATACCAGTAAACTCAGTAAACCCGTAGGAGAAAAATTATGGCAATAACATCAGCAGTTTGTAATAGTTTCAAACAAGAAGTATTAGTAGGTACTCACAACTTTACAGCAACAACAGGACACACTTTTAAAATAGCTTTGTTTACTAGCTCTGCATCTTTAGGAGCAAGCACAACAGCTTATTCAACATCAAACGAAATTACGAACTCATCTGGAACAGCGTATACAGCTGGAGGTGCAGCTTTAACAAGTGTAACTCCAACTCTAGATTCATCAACTGCAGTTTGTGATTTTAACGATGTATCATTTTCAAGTGCATCTTTTACAGCAAACGGTGCATTAATTTATAATGATACACAGTCTGATAAAGCAGTGGCAGTCATAGCTTTTGGTGGTGACAAAACAGTTTCTTCAGGAACTTTTACAATTCAATTTCCGGCAGCAGACGCAACAAACGCAATCATAAGATTAGCATAAGGAGGTAATCCTTATGGCTGAAAAGACCTATACAGTCACCGTAGCCAGCGGAACTCTTTATATTTCAGGTGGAACAGGAAACGTATTTTACCTAGATGGTGTACGTGATATGGCCCTTGAATGGGTAAAAGGTGGCACACTTCGTTTTGATCAAAGCGAAAGTACAAACGATAATCATCCATTATTATTTACGACAAGCACCTCAGATCCAGGTGGCAATATTATTTCTTCTGGTGTAACTTATTATTTAGATGGTTCTTCTAATCAATCTGCATATTCAAATACTACATCTTTTAATGCTGCAAGCACAAGATACATAGAAATAGCTCCAACATCCGAATCAGATTTTCATTACTATTGTTATGTTCACGGTATAGGAATGGGTGGTGCAATTGATGTTACTCAAAATACTTGGAGTGCATTAACTTGGAATCAAGGAGACTATGGTCAACAAAACATATTTACTGTTGCTGTAAGTGGTTCTTCTGCAACTTCATCACTAGGATCAGCTGTAGCTTTCCCCTCTCAAGGTTGGGGTAGAGATACTTGGAATCTTGAAAACTGGGGTCAAAACGCAACTACAGTTCTTTTAACTGGTCAATCTATAACTTCGTCTGTTGGTAGTGGTACAAACATAGGTGTGCCTAGAACTGGATGGGGTGGTAATGTTTGGAATAAAAATGAGTGGGGTGAGTTATCAGATAATACAGCTGTTCTTACAGGATTTGGATTAACTTCATCTGTTGGTACTGTTTCAGGATTTGCTCAACAAGGTTGGGGTAGAGCAGAATGGGGTGAAGAGCCGTGGAGTGAAAGTGATAATCCTGTGGTTAACGTAACAGGTGTTGAATTTACAAGTTCAACTGGAGAACTTACAGCTTTTCCTGAACAAGGTTGGGGTGGAGATACTTGGAACTTTGAGTCATGGGGTGAATCGAGTTTTACAGTAGAATTAGATGGTCAATCAATTACATCAAATTTAGGTGCTAACGGTTGGAGTAACGCATCTTACGGTGATAATGGTTGGGGAATGTTTACTGTAAATCCTGCAGATGTAGTAGGATTAACAGGACAACAAATAACTTCAGCAGTTCCTCCTCAATTTGACATACCAGAACAAATTCAAGGTGTAGCAATAACTAGTTCAGTTGGATCAATAGCTCCAGATCAAATGTTAGTTGGATTATCTGGTCAAGCAATTACTTCTTCAGTAGGCACAGGATTAAATTTAGTTTTAGTTTCAATAATAGAATTAACAGGTGTTCAAATAACATCAGGTGTAGGATCTGTAGAAGCTGGTATTGTAGAATTTGTACCTGTAACAGGTGTTTCATCAACAACATCTGTAGGATCAATATCTTTAGATCAAATGACAGTAGGATTAGGTGGCCAATCATCTACTTTCTCTGTTGGATCAATAACACCTGCAGATGTAATGGGATTAACAGGACAACAAATAACGTCTTCTATTGCAGGATTTGGAGTATCAACAGGATTTGGAATACAAGCATATCAAGATGTTGACACAGGTGTAAATATAACTTATAGTGACGTCGCATAGGAGATAAATTATGGCATCAACATTTACAGCACTAGGAGTAGAACTTCAGGCAACCGGTGAAAACGCAGGAACTTGGGGTGATAAAACAAACGCAAACTTAAATCTTATTTCACAACTATTTGGGGGATTTAATTCACAATCAATAGCAGGTGGAGCACAAACAACTGCATTAACTGTTGTAGACGGTAACACAACAGGTACAGCTCAACATAGAATAATTGAATTTACAGGAACAATTTCTGGAAACCAAATCGTAACAATACCTACTGACGTAGAAAGTTTCTTTGTTTTAAGAAACTCAACATCAGGTGCTCACACAGTTCAATTTAAATATGCATCTGGTTCAGGAAGCACAATTACATTTTCTGCTACAGACAAAGGAGATAAATTAATAGTTGCTAAAGCAGATGATGTTTCTAATCCAAATATTGTAGAAATAGCTTTAGGTCTTACAGAAATTTCAGAAGATACTACACCACAACTTGGTGGAAATTTAGATACTAATTCACATAATATATTAATTGATGATGCACACTTTATTGGTGATGAAAGTGGTAACGAACAAGTTATCTTCCAAACAACAGCATCAGCCGTAAACCAATTTGACATTACTAACGCTGCAACAGGTAATAATCCTTCGATTTCAGCTACTGGTGATGATTCAAATATAAGTATAAATTTAATTCCGAAAGGAACCGGAACTGTTCAAGCCGCTGGATCTACTTTAGCAACGACAGGAAAAGCTATTGCAATGGCATTAGTTTTCGGTTAAAAAGAAACTTAATAATAAGGAGTAAACTATGGCAGCACCAAATCTAGTTAACGTAGCAACAATCACAGCTAAATCTGTACAAGCAGCTTTGAGTACTACATTGACAACTGAGATTCTAGCTAATGCTTCATCATCTGGTAAAGTGTTTAAAATTAATAACATTTTAGTAGCTAACATTGATGGAACTAACTCGGCAGACGCTTCAGTTGCAATTACAAAATCAGGTGGATCACCGATTATGATCGCATCTACGATTGCAGTACCAGCAGATTCTACTTTAGTTGTCGTTGATAAAGACACAGGTCTTTATTTAGAAGAAGGCGACAATATTGAATCAGGAGCGAGCGCAGCATCAGACTTAACTATCACGATAAACTACGAAGAACTATCGTAATAAGGGTCTAATCAAATGGCTCACTTTGCAGAAGTCCGGAAATCGGATAACAAAATATTAAGAGTTATAGTCATCAGTAATGACGACGTAGCTGCCAACGGCGGTGAACTATCAACTCAAGCAGAAGATTTTGTTAACAATCTTATGGAACCAATAACTAGTGAGGAAACTTACTGGAAACAAACTTCATACAATAAAAGTTTTAGAAAATTGTTTGGATGCAGAGACGGCTCTTATGATCCTGAAAAAGACGAATTTATAGAAGCTAAACCAGAACTGTACCCTAGTTGGGTAATAGATACAGATACAAATATGTGGAAACCACCACTTGAATTTCCAGCAGATGATTCAAGACCAAACAATGGACCAGTAGAAGATTGGGATCCTATGTGGAGTGAAGATCTATGGAATAGTTCTGGTAATAAAAATGGCTGGACAGCACAACAATATCAACATGAAGGAAATGTTGATTCTAGAGACGATAACAAGTATTATAGAGATGAAGAAACTTTAAATTGGATAGTAAAAAATGACTGAGACTTTAGGTAAAAAAAATAATAATGGTAACAACATAGGAACTACCATCACTGCAACAGTTCAAGCAGATACAACAACTGAAATTACATCTAGCGGAACTTTCTCACCCTCAACAGCTACAGCTGACATATTAGTAGTTGGTGGAGGATCAGGGGGAGGCCAAAACGGTGGCGGAGGATCAGGTGGCGGAGGCTGTATTTATTATCCTAATTATCCTATGCCAGGATCACCAGTAGCAGTAGTTGTTGGAGCAGGAAGTAGTCCCGGAAACGGAACTTCTGGAAGTGACTCAACTTTTAATGCAAGCTCACCAGATGCAAATTTACAATTAGTCGCTGAAAGAGGCGGTTATGGAGGAACTCAAAGTAATGGCGCTGGCGGGGGATCAGGCGGTGGCGGGGGCCACGGTGGATCTCTAGACGGAGGAGCAACAACACAAGTTCCATCTATGCCTTCACCTATTCAACCTTTTGGATATGGAAATGCTGGAGGAAATCGAACAGGACCACACGGACCGAAAGGCGGAGGTGGCGGAGGTGCTGGTTCAGCACCCGGACCAAACAATGCAAATGGCGGGAATGGAAAAGATTTTAGTACATCTGATTTTGCACCACCTTTTTCAACTGCAGGAGTATCAGGAGTTTTTGCTGGCGGTGGCGGAGGCCATACAGGCTCAGCTGGCCCAGGCGGCGGAGGCTCAGGGAGCCCGGGAGGGACTGGAACTGCAAATACCGGCGGCGGAGGCGGCGGGGGGAGTAACCCACCTGCACCTGGAGCAGGAGGCGGATCTGGTGTTGTCGTAATTAGAGAACAA